GCTGATTGCTTCGGTGATTTTTTCAATCAGCGCAATCTGTACCGTCCACGGGAATTCCGACTCAATCTCAGCATAGGTCAAATCGTCCAGCGTCATTTCCGGGTTTTCCGGCACTAGCAATTTGATGAATTCTGTCACCCTGATTTCGGTGATTGCTTTGTTTTTCGCGGCCTCACGCATCGACCGCCCGTTCACAATCACATCGTTTTCGGTGAACTCAACGCCTTCGCTGGCTTGCTCTTTGAACTTCAACAGCGGCTCAGCCAGCAGTTGATAAATGTTTTCAACCTGCTCCGGGTCTGGGTTGTTGATCTTTTCGTAGATGGCATCTGTTTCTGCCACATACGGAATCCTGACCTTGAACGTGTGCCCGCCCAATTCAAACGTGCGGGTGAAGATGTTAAGTTTTTTGGCTTGATATTTTTCGCCAAGGGCTGATGCAAGTTTTGTCATGTCGTGTTCTTTGCTCTGTATTCGTTGATTCGTCTTTTGAGAACTTCGGCCAACTTGTTCACGGTAGCTTGAGCATTGTTTTCTAATGCGGGCCTCATGAACGGTTGTGCCGGTTGCGATGCCGTGCCGAACTCCTGCGCGATTGCTCTAGCATCGTAAGGAAAATTTATCGACTTGGCGAATTCCTTGAATTTTTTCTTGCGTTGCTCCTTGCTCAAATTTTTGTTGGCCTCATAAAACTGCTTTTTCAGTTTTTTCGGGAATGCTTTCGTTGTGATTGCGCCGATGACCGTGTCAGTCTGCAAAATGTATTTGCTGCGTATATCGCGCCTCGTTGGCCTTCTGGCTTCGATTTGCAACGATGCGGCCAGTTGCCCTGTGTCTCGCGGGGCACTAGCTTTCGCCGCGTTCAACACCGGGCGCATCGCTTCCCGCACCGCTGGCACTAGAACTCGCTTTGCGCTTTCCTTGTGCCCAAAATCATCCTCCAGTTGCCGCAACATCTTATCCACCTCACCGATGCCCTCTAGCTTGATGGAAACGCCAGCCATACTATGCCCCCGGCTTGATGATGCGGTGAAAGATTTCGTTGTTTAGAATCTTGACGTAATCGACCACCTCAGCCGGGGTCATTTTGTCTGCGTGTCGCGCTGCTATCTGGTGCGCCAAAGCCACGCCGGTCATTCTTTGCTGAAAATAACCGAACCATTGCTTGCCATCTTTTTCAGCCTGCGCGGCCAAAAAATTTAGCAAGTCATCGCTGGTTTTGATTTCGTGCGGTGTCATATCTTGTTGTGTAGCCCCCCGTATTTCAGGGGGGCTTGTTTGCTTAGGTGTTGGTAGACCAGCCGTAGCTGTTGCCGCCAACGGGATGCAGCGTGAAATTAAACTTGCTCTCGGCAGCGGTGTTCAAATCCCAAGTCATGCCGCCCACGCGAGCGTTGAAGGCGTAAGCCACGGTGTTTGTGCCGTCATACACAGCCACGACATAGGTGCGGATAACCGAACCGCTGTAGCCGTCACCACGGATCAGCAGCAGGGCCGGATCAGCACTGTTCCAAGCGGCCGTGATTGCCATGCTGGTCACCTGATTCTGCGTAGTAATCTTTGCACCAGTACGCGCACCAGCCACAGCGTAAGCCGCAACCGCGTCATCAGCGCCAAACGGGGGGATGTTCTCAACCGGGATCAGCAGGCAAGTAGTGCTTGTGCCAGTACCGCCAGCAGATGCGCCGATCAAGTTAGCAACCTGCGCTGTCCATGTAGACAGTTGAGCATCGGTCAGCGGGACAGGCGAAACTTCATCTTGCATCCAAAGGGTTGCAACATAACCGGGAAGAACTTTGTTGATAAGTGCCATGATTTTTCCTTGCGTCAGGGTTGAAAATTAGTGTCTTATCAATTCGGAATGTACATGGTGCAATCCAGCACAATTTGCGCTAGATTTTCCTCGTTGTTAAACGTGTTGTAAAGCCATGTCACATCGGCTTTTGCCAGAAAAAAACCGCTTGTGGCAGGGTTTCCGAACATACCCGAATAGCCATGCAAGGCTTGCATGATCTGATTTGAAATCGTAAATCCCGTGGCAATGCTCTGCGTGAACACCGAGATTTGGAATATCGGCGTGTCGATGCCTTTGTTGCTTTGCGTCTGACCCGTGTACACCGGCTGATGAATGTTTCGCAGCATCCAGACCAGAAAATTCGGCTGTGTTGCGAAATTGCGATTGAATGCGGCATACACCGGGGTAGGCGTGACGATGCTTTCCAACTGATATTGGATTGTCTCGCCTAGCAGTAACGGGTTGGTTTGCGCCATTTACACCGCCGTGACCGGGTCGCTACGATAGCAAATCAACATCACGCTCATCCTGTCGTTTGATTCGCGGGCATCTGTGATGCGCCAATCGTGATTGCGCCAACGAACTGAATATGCGTTCTGATCGTTCACAATGGTTTTGGCGTTGGGCGTGTATCGAATCCGCAACGTGATTAAGTCTTGGTACAGCCTGTAACGCTCACTGATCCGCAAGGAATTCGCCACATCGGAAACTTCAGCCCGCGTAGTAAACCATTTTGTCTGGGCCGTGGTCTGTTCCCCAAACGTGCTTTTCCCAAACGTCAGGGTGTTAATGTCGATGTTTTCATATCGACGGATGGTCATTACAGCACCAACGGTTTGTAGGGCCGTAGCAACGTAGACACGCCAAACGGGATTTCGTTCAGCGTCCCCTCGGTGGTGTTGCTGCGGTTGTTGTACAGGTGAACAAACAGCAGCAGCCCGGCCTGCTTTATGACCGGGTACTGTGCAAGCGGGTTTGCGGCCAGCGTGTATTCGCAATAGACGGGGCTTGTCATCGCGGTGTTCAAGTTGCTGGGCAGGCTTTGCAGAACAACCTTGTTGCCGCTGTTGTCGTAGTAGTACTGGTTGGAAGCAACGGTCACCAGCACGGGCGGGGTGGCTTGCGTCCAGTACTTCACCGCGTTAATTTGTACGCCTGATAGCGCCGGGGTTTGATTCTGCGAGACTTCCGGCAAGTCCAACGTCAGTGGCGTACCGTACAGCGACGATGCGTTGTACCAGACGCGATATTGCGTTGGGAATATCGACATGCCAAGAAAATCCTCAATGGCCTGCCGCACTGCCAACTCTAGCGACTCTAGGTAGCCGTCTTGCGACTGATCCTCAAACAAGTTTAGCTGCTGAGCAATGCTTTCAGTGTCAAGCCATTGGGTCGCAATGTCGCGCCCAATTTGCTCAACCTTTTCGTAATTGAACGGGTTGCGTGTCGGCGCACCGTAGTTGAGATAACCAACCTGTTCAACTGTCATGGTTTACCCTATTAGGCAGCAGACATACGAACACCGGCAAACGGGTCGCGCACGGACGACACCACGCGCTTTTCAGCGAACATCGTAATGAAGCCGGGTTGTGTTTGCTCAAACGCTTTGATCGTCATTTGCTCGGTGTCGCCGATGGTCAGGAATCGCGGCCAGTTAGCCAGATACATCGGGAAAGCGGAAGTCATGTAGGGGTTGGCAATCACCGGGAACCCGAACACATGACCGATTGCAAATCCGTCTTTTTCGCCAATCTCAAGGAACAGCGGCAAGCCTTGCGAATCCTTCAACTGACGCAGCGTTTGGATCATCGTCGGGGTCATGTGCCACATCGTGCCCGGCAGCATCCAATACTGCGGGGGCAGGGCGTTAACCATGTCCACAACCTTGTTGTAGGTAACCGCTGAGCCACCTAGCGACACTTGCGCCAGTGTGTGGATGCCGTTGGTCATAGCCGTGCCGCTTGTACCGTATGCGCTTGTCGCGCCGCCAGCGTACATATCCAGCCCGCGCAGACCGTTTTCGCCGCCCGTGCTTGTCGTTGTCGTGCCGCTTTGATCGTTGTTTTGCACCATAGATGCCCCTTCCAATTGGGCAAACTCAAGCGCAAGGTCTTCAGCCAAGGTCGGGTCAAGGTTGTTAACGTCACTCAGCACCGCTGTACGGACGGGCAACTGAGCCACTAGCACCCGAACCGGCAACTGCCAAATGGATGTGTTGACGTTGGGCGAACCGCTGTTAGGCGTAAACGTGTAGCCCCAAGGATTCGTGCTGTTCGCAGCGTTACCTGTCTTGGCAACAAACTGCATATCTGATCCGCTCACAATCACCTCACGCGATGCCATCCGCAAAGGATTGGCATAGCGCAGCGCAGCAAACGCATCGTCAAAAACTACGTTACCACCAACACCCGAACCTGACCCGGTGATGGCAGATGCTTCGCGCAAATCAATGTTGCACTCTTTGCCTTCTTGAATTGCCTGTTTGATACCGTTCAGGATTTTTTCGGTGATGGTCATGATTTGTCCAGTTGCTTGTTAGGAAAAAAGGCAGGGGACGAATCCCCCGCCAATGGCTTCCTGCAATTAGGTCGCAGTCGCGGTGGAGCGATAACGCACACCAGCGAACGGGTCGCGCACAGATGTTGCCAAACGCTTTTCCCCATAGAATGTGATAAATCCTGGGAGTGTTTGATCGTATCTCCGCATGACCATGTTCAGACGGTCAATGATGGTGTGGAACCGGCTCCAATCCGCAAAGTACATCGGATACAGGCTAGTTGTGCCAGCCGTGCCGGTGGTGGTTTGCGAGGGGGTGTCGAGGTACTTGTTGACCACCACATCAAAGCCCAGCAACTGCCCAACGATACCCTCAACCGACAGACCTTCAGTACGGTTGTAGATCGGCGCACCGTTGTTGTCCTTCAGATTGCGGATAGCGTTCAGCAGGATCGGGCTGATGAGGAATCGGGCCGATTCAGTCCAGTACTGCTGTGGCAGCGCGTAGATCAGGTTGATAACATCGTTGTAAGTGATGTTGTTCGCGCCGACCGTGTTTGCGTTGGTAGTCAACTGGTCATAGGTTGACACGTTGTGCAAACCGCTGGTAGAGCCAGTGCCGCTTGTGCCAAAGCCAGATGTGCTGAACGTGCCGCCAGCATACACAGCATTAGCGCCGGGGTACTGATCTAGACCGCGCAAGCCATCTGCGCCGCCAGTTGCAACCGATGTGCCAGTGCCGCTCTGGTCATTATTGGAAATCATCGACTGCGCCTCAGACTGTGCGAATTCGGCCAGCATGTCGTCAACCACGTTTGCCTCAAGGCCATCAATGTCGTCCAAAGCCGCAGTGCGGATCGGGAACTGCACGTTGATATCCTTCAGCACCAGTTGCCAGATGCTTGTGTCCTCAGTGGTAGCCGCGCCGTTGTTCTGGATCGCATAGCCCCACTGTGCACCAGCGTTGCCTGTCTTGACGCGGAACTGGTAGCTAGAGCCATCAGTTGCCACGGTGCGAGACATACCGCGCAGCGGGTTGGCAAGACGCAATGCGCGGAACACGGGGTCATACGCGGTGCGTCCACCCTGATTGTTACCGCCGCCTGTCAGCGCAGAAGCTTCCGACAGATAGGCT